TCAATACCATTTCCTGCAAGGCTCCCATTTGCATAGTTTTCTTATAATATTCGGCTAATTTTGTCTGCCTTTCATCGAACATCACTCCCAGCGACCGCAAAGACCGGATGTTTCCGGATTGCATTGCGCGGCCTATGGTTTCGCTGACAGATGCAAGCTGTTCTTGAGAAGCGTTTACTCCATAAATAGCGGTCGCGGCATCAATAGCCTCTTTTTGTGTACGATCAAAAGTCGCACCCTGGATTGACCTGAATTGCAATAGTGCTTGTGTACTGCCTCTTAATATCTGTTCTCCGGAAAATATGCCGGTTTTTGATAGCGCTATAGATTGTTTCTCAAGCTGTTCAAAGGACGGGCCGCCCGATCCGGCAAGATTCTTTATTTCATTTTTCAACAGGATCATACTGACTTGAGATTTAGAAGCCGCCTCAACGCAGTCTTTCCCAAACTCAAAAGCCTGTTTTCCAAGTTCAATAAGCCCTTCGGCTGAAAGAATAGAGGCCACGGCTGTTTTAAATAATCCCATACCGGCAGCGGCGTGTTCTCCGGCTTTATGTATTTTATCAGCGAATTTTTGAGCCTCGTTGCCCATTTTTTTGATAGGTTCTGTATATTGATCGATTAATTTGTAAACATAATCTATGCTATATGCCAATTTATCACCCCTTGTTTATATGTCTGATTTCAGAATCAATTATAATTTTCATTGCATACGGCATATCGAGCGCTTCCCGGAAGCTCAAGCCGCCTTTGAGGTGAATGCAGAGCTTTACCGCGTCCCTTATCCTTCTATCACTCCGGACTTCGATGTATTTTCCAGTTTCGTCTGCGATAAATTTATGAGAGAGGATAAGGGCTTGACGAAAAAAGATAGATAACTGAACAGGATACGCCGCTTGTCCTTTATATCAATCGATATCCATATCGGGTGAGTTGTGCTTATTTTTGTTTCGTTCTCTGCCATAACGAGCCCGGCATTGACAAACTCATTGAATTTTTTCGATAAATCCGATATCATAAAATCGGTATTGAGCATAAATATATTTTCCAGCCCGGCGGCCTGATTTTCAACTTCCTTTTCTGAAGGGCTGTCATTGGCCTCATAAGCTGAATTTTTAGCATCTTCCCCGCTTGTATCGGGCTGTGCCTTGTTGTCTATGGAGGAATGAGAAAGTCCCCAGTTTGTTACAGCGGATTTAAACATCTGCTCAAGGTCATTGGCGGCGTTCTCGACCGCAAAAGTAATCTCTTTGCAGATTATTTCCGTGGCATCGGAATTACTGCCGCCCTCCGATGACTGTCTGGCTATTTTATAGGGTTTATTGGTATGAAGGACAAGCCTTCCCTCAAAACGTGATGTGTTCATTATCCCTCCGCTAAAGGATCACCCTGAAATTCGATTTCTACCACTCCATCTGCGCTTGCCTTCCAGTCAGGATCAACTGTGCAGCTCATATTATTTCCGACAATCTGATTCCCCTGAAGATCAGTCGCTATAACGACATTTGCACCCTGGTTATCTTTCCATGTTTCAAAATACTGCTTATTCTGGATAGTGACTGCCAGAGCAAATTTCTGCATACCGACATTTGTTTTAATGTCCTGGGTCGATACGTTTGTAGTGGTCCCTGCACCCGCTGACATAGCGCGTACCATCTGCACACCCTTGCCAAGCTTGAAAACGTATGAATCCGGCATTATAGAAAAGGGGACATTGTTTATTGTGATCCCCGGATTTGAAAACCCTAATATAGCGCCCATTGTTTATCTCCTCTTTATTTTACTGGCCTCCGCCTATCGAAAACGACATTTGGAACGGCATATTGATTGCCCTTACCTGGGTTACAATAGGCAGCATACCCGTTACGTTTATTGTGCCTGTTGAATAGTTTGCGGTGATATTCAGGTTAGATTTAAAGTACACAATAGCCACCTTCCCGGTAGGGACTAACACATATCCGGGACCGCTTAAAGTCTGGAAAAGGCTCACGAAATAATTAAATATCCCCTGAACGCTTACTTCTGCTCTGCCGCCGACCGGCTGGCTCTGTGTTAAACGCATCTGAGCGTACGCCGATTTCAGGCTGTTGAATATGAACTCCAGAGCGACATAGCACGTCCGAATATATTCAACGTACTTAAAGGACGGATCAGCCGCGCCCTGTGAGTTATATTTGTAAGTCGTTACTACCTGCCCGGTTATCGCCGATGTGACGATCGAATTTACACCGATTACGCTAAATCCATCGGTGATAGCGTTTGCCTGTTCTGTCGCACTGAATAGGTTGTCGGGGATTTCAATATCAGTATAAGGCAGCGGCGTATTAAACAGAGGCAAAGATGCCAGTGCCGGGCCTCCAAGTAGGTCAAGCGGGGCAGTTGTCGTTACATAAGTCCCAATAGGAGCGTTTACGGTCAATCTGAGGGCCTCTATTGCCATAAACTCGGCAACTCTCCAATCCCAGGGCGTTACAAGGTAGGATATGCCGTTAACCTGCCTATTCCCCATAAATACTACGGTAGAATAATTTACAGGCGTAGCACCGTTTAATGCCGTGTGGATATTGGCCTCGGTATCATCGTAACCGATATAACCAAGCCCCTGAAGGACAGCGTTATTGATTACAAGCCTGGGGTTAAGATATCCGTATAATGTCGAGTAATTTGTCTGCCAGGGCCAGCTTATAGAATGGAAGCGGGTCGAGGGTACGTTTGTGAAAATACTCGTAAGTGTCGGATCGCCGAAGCCGCCGGTAAACTGCCCGATTGTTGACATTGTTATTCCAGTGGGGACTCCGCTGACATTGATAGCGTATTTATTCGGGATGCTCCCGGTATCTCTTGCCGTGAAAATGATCGTTCCGCCGTTTAATGATGTGGAAGCTGGGAATCCTGTCAACGCCGCAACCGCTGTATTAATGTTGGCTGCGATAGTCGCCGCCGTATCGCCGGAATTACCGGTTACTGTGATTGTATAATTCTGCTCGTCAATGAGCTTCAATACGATTGAATAAGCCGCCGTTGCTGTCCCGCTTATAACCATGGAATACTGCGCCGCGACTGTCGATACTGCCGATGACAGGCCGATGACCCATATCGAGACATACCCGCCTGAAATAGAAATAGCCCTGTTTATACGCCCAGTCAATTCACTGTTTGTGCCGAATAAGCTATTGATCTGCGCATATGTCATATTCTGGACTTCCTGATTTACAGCACCGCTTACAGCCCCGCCGCCGACTCCTATCTGTCCGCAAATAAGCATCCTGATCGGGCTGACTCCCGTTGCCACCTGCGCGGGTAAAAGTGTCGAAGTTATGACCGGGTTTGATGTATATGCCATTTTATAGCTCCCTTATTTCATTTCTATTGACTGGATCTCTTTTACCTGTTTGGTTTCGGGTATACTGACAACCGCTTTCTTTTCGACAATCGATTTTTCCTGCATTTTCCTGATCACGTGGACGTACTTTTCATAGTCCCGTTTTGCAAGATCGTCAAGGTCGATTATCTGACCTTTGGTGTAGCCTATTGATTCTTTAATAACTTCAACTATCATATATACCTCTTAATTACATTGCCTTAATTATCGGTATTTAGCACCCTTGTAAAACTTATACGCCCGTATCAAGATTTATCGTACTTCCGGTGTCAAGCGGCGCAAGCAAGCTCATATTTATCTGCCTTAAAGCTATGGATTCCTGGAAATTATCCGACCAGGTGTCGATATTAGCCACTTCATAGACATATTCAAATTCAAAATTATGCGCATAATAAGCTGTATTATAAGCGACTATCCCATGAGATATTAAGGTCGTTATATAGTCGCTATTTAGCGTTGTAGGGAAATTCACGCCTGACATTACCTGTATAAGATTAAATAGTATCTCATTCCAGCATAATTCCTCAGCTTCAGCGCCGCTAAACGATTGATTCGTAGGCAATAGGACAGTCAGTGAGAAAGTGTTAATCATTTTAATGCGCTGTTCGGTAACGCTGGTATTAGTCTGTTTAGCGTCCGATAAAATGTTAGGGTCTTTTCCGGCCCGGCAGTCACCCATAATGACAAATATCCAATTGTTTTTAGGCGGAGACTGAGGCGTATATAATGACATTGCAGTTTTCCAGTCCGGAGTACCGGATATATTAAAACCCCAATTCACATTAAGTTGCGGCACGTTTCCAGGCTGGATATACATTGCGTTATTCAAAGTGATAGAAAAGGTATTAATGTCTATAACGGTAATTTGCCAAGGCCCATTTAAGCCGGTGCTGATAGGTAATTGCAGTGTTTCACTGCCTGTAAGTGTCGGCATAGTGGGGTAAACAACGTCAAAATGGTATCTGTCGGAAACATCTATTGTCGTCAATGTGCTGTCAAGTCCGGGATCTGCGAACCCTATCATAGTAACCGGGTCGGCATCCGGAGGGAATAAGTTATTATTGCAAATAAGGTCGTGCGGAGCTTGAGTCTGGAATCTCAATATATTTGTAACTCCGTCTGCTGCAAAATGCTGACTCACGCCGATTATCGGATTATTCACGAGTGAATTAGTCAGCACAACCCAAGCGCCCGTTGAAAACCCATGATTTGCAAGCGTGATTGTAAGTAATTGCGGAGAATTTCCGGAAACAACGGCGCTTACCGCCGCCTGCTGATTAAACATATTTGTAAGTTCAGGCAAATATTGAGTTAATTGGCCTATGATAGCGGAAGGTGAAAACATAATTTATTCCTTCGTAATATTCGATAATTGACTTCTTAAGTCCTCTGCTCTGGCCTCTATAGTTTTTGTGAAATACGGTCGAGACTCCATTTTAACCGTGCCTTCCTCTAAGAAAAACGGATATGGCGCTCCATCGTTTTTAGCGTCATTATATATTTGTAATCTCTTAGTGTTTATTATATACCCGAACAAACTTGCAAGTTTGCCTGATCTTGACGCTGGCGATTCTCCAGGCGCGCTTGCCTGATACCTTTGCCCCCGGTAAGTATACATCCTGCCGGTTCTGACTCCGGTGTTTATGGTTTTAATCAAATCTACTTGTACTAATTGTGCTACATTTCTAAATGATGTTAGAATACTTGTTTCGTGTTTCTTTTTAAGACCGTAATTATGTAATTCCTCAACTTGACGACTGCCTGTTTTGAGGAATACAGAAAACGGCCCACTCATATAGAGGCCGCCGGTTCGCCGGTGTAACCCGTTTCGGCACAATAGCACAATAGAAACTTCTGCATTTCGCTGACATCTTCGGTTTTCAGCGCCTTAAATAAGCGGTTCCCGTTTCCATATGGATATTCAACGGCAATATAAAGGGTGTTCAATTCAAGCTCGAAAATATTATAATCGAAATTCATATAGGCAAGATGCGTTATAGTCGTCTTATCTATATTCACGCCGTACATCCTGGAAGTAGGGGCTATGGTTTTCAACCTCCCCATTATCTGGCCTGTCGGGGAAATGGTAGTAACCGGGGTCATTGTCAATAATGATAGCGGCTGATTGTATTGAGTCGGTTGCTGTTTCCTTTGCATAATCGTAAACAATTGATTCAAGGATCCCTGGGCGATAAGCTCGCGGTTTATATGGTCGAATGTCCTGAATCCTACCTGTGAATGGCTCATACCATATCCGTCCCGAGTTGAGTTTTCCCAATATTATAGGAATCCAGTAAAGCGCGGGTGCCAGGAGGTACGGGATAGCCGTCAATATTTTCAGAGCTTGATTCATCTCCGCGCCGGGCATAGTTGAAAGCGACTATGTTTTTTATCGCTGTAATAATTGTTTCAGGGACCGTATAAAGACTGTTCGGAGTTGAAACATAATTGCCGGTATACGGGACTAAATTGAGCCCCGGTGTAAGTTGATATGTAAAGACCGTATTGCTTATGACTGTTATTGCGAATGTGCCGCTATATGCCGCTTGCCCTAC